CCATCGCTCTGGCGTTCGCGCTGACCGAAGAGGCAATCGAAGATAATCTCTACGACCGTCTCTCAGGCCGCTACACCAAAGCATTGGCTCGTTCGATGCAATACACCAAGCAAGTTAAAGCGGCTTCTGTGCTGAACAACGCGTTCAACACAACTGGCCCTTACAACGGTGGTGACGGCGTGTCGCTGTGTAACAGCGCCCACCCAACCGCTCTTGGCCCGAACTTCAGCAACGTCCCATCGACGGCTGCCGACTTGAATGAAACCTCGCTTGAGCAAGGTATTATTGATGTCGCCGGTTTCACCGACGAACGTGGTTTGAAGGTTGCTCTGTCGGTCCGTCGCATGATCATTCCTAAGGAACTGCAATTTACCGCAGAGCGCCTGATGAAATCGACCCTGCGTACCGAATCCGCAGACAACGACATCAACGCCATCAAATCGATGGGCATGGTGCCAGAAGGCTACTTCGTTAATCACTTCCTGACGGACCCAGATGCATGGTTCCTGATGACTGATGCCCCTAACGGCATGAAGATGTTCCAGCGTACCGCGATCAAGACCGCTTTTGAAGGCGACTTTGATACGGGTAACGTCCGCTATAAGGCTCGTGAGCGTTATAGCTTTGGCTGGTCCGATCCTCGCGCAATTTGGGGTTCAGAAGGTTACACCCCGGCTTAATGGGGCGTTAAAAAAGGGGGCTTCGGCCCCCTTTTCTTTTATTGGCAATAGTGTATATTGGCGGTATCCCGGGATTTTCCGGTGTATCTGACAGCCCCGGCTGACGACATGCAGACAGATACGCCTAAACTTGCATGTGAGGACATCTTCATGGCTAATACTACCTTCACGGGTCCAGTAATCTCTAACAATGGATTTCTGGGACCAATCGCAGTTTCTACTTCTACCGCTGCCAGCACTTTGACTGCTGCAGATAGCGGCAAAACTATTTTCTTAGACTCTGCTACAGAGTTTGCAACGACTCTTCCTACTCCAGTAAGTGGTCTGCGCTTTACGTTCATCGTAAAAACTGCTCCAGTAGGTACGGCTTACACCGTGGTTACTTCTGGTGGTGCAAACATCATCAAAGGTCAACAATACAATGCCGCAGGGGCAGCCGGTGATACGGGTACTGCTGACGACACCATTACGTTTGTTGCGAGCTCTTCGGTTGCAGGCGACCGCGTTGAACTGGTCAGTGATGGCACAAGCTGGTTTGCGTATGCTTTCTGTACCTTGGCCGCTTCGATTCTCTTTTCTGCCACCTAATTAGGAGTTCGCCATGGCATACATGAGCGATTTACAGAGTACATATCGCACTACGGATGGGGCCATTTTCACTGGCCGCACCCGTATTAAGGCGATATATGTCTCTCCTGACGCTGGGGTAGGTTCGGTATCCATTACCGACGGCAATGGCGGCACGGTTCTTTACAGAATAGATGTTCCTTTGGGAAGTAGTGCCATTTATATGTCACTACCCGAGGACGGTATTTTGTTTAAAAACGGGGCCTACGCGGACCTTACTACTGTTATTTCTGCCACATTCTTCTGGGCATAAGGAGCTAAAAATGATGATGAAGATGAACAAAAAGCGTAAAAAGTCGAGCATGTCGATGGATAAAGGCATGAAACTAGTCAAATCTACCAAAAAAGGTATGGCTGGCGACGATATGTTGAGTATGGACACTGTTCCTATGATGAAAAAGAACGGTGGAGCCATTAATCAGCATAAGAAAATGGCTATGGGCAAGAGCATTGGCATGAAAAAAGGCGGCGCAGCTTGTTACGCGGACGGTGGCAGTGTCACTGGTCGCGGCTATGGCGCAGCCCGTACGCAGAAAACCAAAATCTGCTAATCATGCCGCGCAAGAAAGAAGTCCCCATCAAAACCTCTGTCAAGTCGGGCAACTTTCGCCCGACAAAGGCAGGGGCGGGGATGACTGAAAAAGGCGTAAAGGCCTACCGGAAAGCTAATCCGGGAAGCAAATTGAGTACTGCAGTGACAGAGGATAAGCCTTCTGATGCTCGCGCAGCGCGTAGAAAGTCTTATTGCGCACGTAGTGAGGGCCAGATGGATAAGTTCCCTAAGGCTGCAGCAGACCCAAATAGCCGGTTACGACAGGCCCGTAAAAGATGGAAGTGCTGACATGGAAATGGTATTGTGGAATGCGCTGCTATCCTTTTTGCTGGCGATTATTGGTTGGATAATGCGGGAAAAGTCCGAGGAATTGCATCGTATTCAGATACTGTTGAATAAGACTCGGGAAGAAGTAGCAAAAGAATACCTTACGCGGGTGGAAGTACATGCTGACATTACGCGAGTATTAGACAGGTTGGATAGGCTGGATGCAAAGATAGATCGATTAATGGAGAGCAAACATGCCAGCTAAGAGTGCCAAACAAAAGAAGTTGATGGATGCGGCAGCGCATAATCCTGCTTTTGCTAAGAAGGTGGGCATTCCTGTCTCTGTTGCAAAAAAATTCAGTAAGGCTAGTAAGGGCCAAGAATTCGCTAAAGGCGGCACACTGAGCCGTATTGGTAGAGCAGTTACCCCAGAGCGCCGCGACCCTGATATTGGCAAGATGATACAGCCGCAAGCTGTTCCAAAGGTTAAAGAAAAGAATCTTCCGGGTTTCATGAAAGGCGGAGAGATTCAAGTAAGAGGCGTAGGGAAAGCGCGTCCACAAAAAGCAAGGATTTGCTAAATGACTACCTCCGGTACCGCTACCTTTAATCTTGAGTTCGATGACCTGATCAACGAGGCATACGAGCGTTGCGGGCTGGAGACGAGAGAAGGTTTTGACATGCGCACTGCGCGTGTGTCGTTGAACCTGTTGTTTGCAGAGTGGGCTAACCGTGGATTGAACCTTTGGACGATTGAACAGCGGTCCGTGACGATGGTATCAGGGCAGGCGGAGTACACGCTACCTTCTGATACCGTAAATGTCTTGTCGGCGGTTATTCGTACTGGATCAGGGCAGACTCAGCAGGACATTACGATAGATCGAATTGGCCAGAACGAGTACTTGCACTTGCCGGACAAGAACACGATGTCGCGTCCTTCCCAGTTTTACGTGCAACGTACAATCTCGCCTAAATTGTTCGTTTATCCTGCTCCAGATAGCTCGGAACCCTACATATTTCGGTACTATGGCGTTAGGCGCATTGAAGATACGGGTGGATTTACCAATACGGCGGACATTGTCTTCCGTTTCCTGCCTTGTTTGGTTGCCGGTCTTGCATACTATCTTGCAATGAAGAAGTCCCCGGACAGAATTGCAATCTTGAAGCAGATATACGATGAGGAATTCATACGCGCTGCGCAGGAAGATCGAGATATTGCTAGTGTGTATCTAACCCCAGATTTTAGTTTGTAAGATGTCCTATACAGCCGGTAAATATGCGCTTGGAATATGCGACCAGTGTGGTCAGCAGTTCAAGCTGAACGAGTTGAAAAAGGAATGGACGGGATTTAAGGTATGTCAGGAATGCTATGAGCCCAAGCATCCTCAGTTAAATACGCAACGAGCAATTAATGAGCCTATTGCACTACAGCAACCTAGGCCCGATGGAATACAGACAGTTAGGGTATCGCTTATTTACGGTGGCGACTCTACTTTTTCTAGTGTAGGTATGCAGCCAGCCCCTGCAGCGCGTCCACTGACGGCAGCAGGCGTATTGGGAACGGTTACGGTGAGTATTACATGAACTATGCAGAGCTTACTGCCGCGATACAAGACTATGTGCAAAATGAGTTCACTAGCACAGAGTTAGCTACGTTCGTCAAACAGGCCGAACAGCGCATCTATAATAATGTTCAGTTCGCCTATCTTAGACGAAATGTCACTGGTGTCCTTACCAGTGGGAGTAAATACTTAGCTGCTCCAGATGATTTTTTATCAGCCTATTCATTAGCCGTGATAGATGAAAACGATGACTACATCTATCTGTTGAACAAAGATGTAAATTACATTCGTCAGGTTTACCCTTCCGCTACTGAGGAGGGATTGCCAAAGTACTACGCTATATTCGGTCCAACAGTAACAAATAATACGATAACTACGGAGCTTAGTTTTATCGTAGGGCCTACGCCTGATCAAGGGTATGAGGTAGAACTGCATTACTACTTCTATCCAGAATCAATTGTAGACGCGGGGACGACGTGGCTGGGGGACAACTTTGATTCTGCATTGCTTTACGGCTCCTTGGTGGAGGCTTATACCTTCATGAAGGGCGAACAGGACATGATGATTCTGTACGATACAAAGTACAAAGAAGCATTAGCATTGCTGAAGAATCTGGGTGATGGTAAGCAGCGTGGCGATGCGTATCGCGATGGCCAGATTAAATTACCGGTTAGTTGATTATGGCTATCACGCAAACATGGACGACTAGCTTTAAGTACCAGATCCTGCTGGGTGAGCATGATCTAGATACGGACGTATTGAAGATGGCTCTTTACACAAGCTCTGCCTCATTGGGTGCAGGTACTACGGTGTATACGACGACGGGTGAGACTTCTGGTACGGGCTATACCGCAGGCGGCGTTATTTTGACAAATGTCACAGTAAGTTCTGGAAATGGCATTGCCTATGTAGGGTTTGATAATCCAACGTGGTCTGGAACATCTTTCACTACAATTGGTGCATTGATCTATAACTCTAGCAAGAGTAATAAGTCTATTGCAGTATTGAATTTTGGGCAAAATCAAACCACAACAAATGAAAATTTTGTCTTACAAATGCCTTCCAATAACCCAACTTTCGCCTTAATTCGACTTGTTTGACTATTTAAAAATAGGGGATTTTAATGGGATTAGTTACCACAACCAAAGGCGATATGGATGCCTCCTTGCTGGAAAAGCGAGAGGGTAATGTCGATAACGAAAATGAGTACACTACGTGGGTAGAGTACTGGTTAGATGGCGAACTGGTACATCGTTCTGCCCATGTTCAATTGAAAAAAGCGGTGACGTTTGCTGCTGAAGCAGCGTCTTTCGCATAAGGAAATATCATGGCAAATACACAGGCAATGTCAACCTCGTTTATGGGCAAGCTCATGACGGGCACACACAATTTTGGTACGGGCGTTATTCGCGCGGGCACGGGCGCAGATACTTATTACGGCGCGCTGCTATTAGCAAGCGGCACGTTCAACGCGTCTTCTGCGGATTACACCGGGACGGTTGGTTCGGTCACTATGTCGGGCGAAGTGTCTGGTACAGGCTATACCGCAGGGGGTGTGGCTATTACTAACGCAACTCCGCCGACAGCGACGAATAGTTCCGCAACTGCGGGCGTGGCTTTCTGGACTCCATCGGCAAGCATTACGTATACGACAGTAACTTTGGCTACTGCGTTTGATGCTGTGATGGTTTACAACTTCACGCAAGGTTCCGCCGGTTCGTACCCAGCGGTAAGTATCCATACGTTTGGCTCGCAGACTATTACTGCAGGTACGTTTACGTTGACGATGCCAACAAACAATACTACAAATGCTTTAATCCGTTTGGCTACAACTTAATAAGGGGTAGCGGGGAAACCCGCTAAAGTAGCTATGTCCTTTGGATTTTCTACATTTGCGCAGGTACCGTTTGCTGCGCTACCCGCGCCAGCAGATGTAGAAGTTGCGCTTACAGGGGTTACAGCTTCAGGTGCAGTAGGTTCGGTTATAGAAACAACTACAGTTGCCCTTAATGGTGTTGCTGCTTCTGGTGAAGTTGGTAGTGTTGCAGAAACATTTGCAGTTTCTTTAAGCGGTGTTGAGGCATCTGGCGCAGTAGGAACAGCAGTTGCATCACAGAGTTTTACAGCGGCGTTAACTGGAGTAGAAGCGGTAGGTGCAGTTGGGACTGTAGTAGCTGCACAAAGCATAGATGTTGCACTTAGTGGTGTTGCGGCTTCTGGTTCAGTCGGTAGTGTTAGCTTCACGAAAACTGATGCGTTAACTGGGGTTTCTGCATTAGGGTTGGTAGGGACAACAAGCGTTGCTATCTCTATTGCGCTAACTGGGGTAGAGGCTACAGGTTTCGCAGGCGATGTAACTGAATCAAATAATCCGGCTGAAACTGGTGTTATAGCCGAAGGATCGGTTGGGGATGTGGCCTCCAACATAAGTGTTGCGCTGACCGGGGTTGAAGCTACAGGCGCGGTGGATAGCGTTGATTTTGCAAAAGTTGGTATATTAACTGGAGTATATGCGGTAGGTGCAGTAGGATCACTAGCATCTGCTAACCGGTCGGTAGCTTTAACTGGCGTACAAACTCGTGGCCAAGTTGGAATTCTTGGAAAAATTTATTGGACCACAATAAATGATGGGCAAACACCTAACTGGCAGAACATAAATGCTTCACAGGCTCCAAATTGGCAGGATGTGGAAGATGAGCAAACTCCAAATTGGGCAGAAATAGAAACGACTGCGTAAGGATAAATTATGGCCGTAACAAATTTCTCACCCCTACTTGGTTTGGCACTGCCAACCACTGGAGACTTATCAGGTATTTGGGGAACCACGGTCAATACTTCGATTACTAATTTGTTGGATTCCGCCGTTGCGGGAACCACGACACTTAGTGCAGATGCCGACGTGACGTTGACCACCACAAACGGTTCTGCCAATCAAGCGCGTAGCGCGATCCTTTTATGGACCGCCACGGGTACGACCACTCGTAACATCACAGCCCCCGCGCAGTCCAAAGCGTACTTGGTGATTAACGCCACAGGGGGTACGCAGTCTATCGTTATTCGCGGCTCTGGCCCGACTACTGGTGTGACGATTCCCGCAGGTGCGCGGGCGCTAGTAGCATGGAACGGTTCTGACTTTGTTAAGATTGTTAGCAACCCTGTCAACCTTACAAGCGACGTATCGGGCATTCTTCCTGTAGCAAATGGGGGGACAGCTACTGCTACTCCAGCGCTGGTAGCGGGGGCAAATATCACTATAACGGGTACATGGCCTAACCAAACAATTGCTGCCGCAGCGCAAAGCGCAACATTCAGTGAACTGATTACGGTCACAGGCACTGCCAGCACTGCGGGTGGCATAGCGTTAGGCGAAGATACGGATAACGGGGTAAATACTGCTACCGTAAAAGCCCCTGCGGCCATCACTTCTAACTACACTCTTACCCTACCGCAGACTGATGGTGTTACGCTTGGCTACCTAAACATCCCGCAATCAGGATCGGCTAAGACGACGAGTTACGCCTTAGCAACCACTGATATAGGCAAGGTAATTGAGGTAAGTACAGGCGGCTCTATTACGGTTCCTGACGCTACGTTTGCGGCTGGTGATGCCATCATTATCTTCAACAATACGAGTGGCTCTATCACAATGACCATGACGATTACAAACGCCTATATCGCTGGTACAGATGCGGATAAGGCGACAATTGATGTGGCAACTCGTGGTGTAGCTAATATCTTGTTCGTTACAGGTACGACCTGCGTAGTTACTGGAAACGTGAGCTAAACAATGGCATTAGTCCTTAAAGACAGAGTAAAGACTACGACTACGACGACAGGCACAGGCACAGTCACGCTTGGTGCTGCGGCTACTGGCTACCAAGGGTTCTCCATCATTGGTGACGGTCAACAGACTTACTATGTGATCTCTGACGCAACTAATTGGGAAACCGGCACTGGGACGTACACAGCTTCCGGCACTACTCTGTCACGTACACAGGTCTTTGAGTCTAGCAACGGTGATGCTTTAGTAGACTTTGCTGCTGGCACTAAGGATGTGATCGTAGGCTATCCATCAACGGCTACAGCAGGTGGTGTGCCTAACTGTGATAACAGCAGCATAGGTACTGATCTATCAGGCTGGTCTGCGTTTCAGGCTGCGCTACAGAGTGGTGTAACAGGCGGTACGCTGTTTGGGAATAAGAATACTAATGGCGTTGTTAGTACGTATAGTTTAGTTTATACAACATCTGTTGGGGCGTATAAAGGCGGTGTACTTGCTCCTAATGGCGATGTGCATTTTGTGCCACATAGCGCTCCTAGAGGGCAAAAAATAAATTCTTTAGGTGTCCCATCCACGTATTCTTTAATTTATACAATCCTTAACGCATATGCTGGTGGAGTTCTTGCGCCTAACGGCGATATACATTTTGTGCCAAGCGCTGCTCCAGTAGGGCAAAAAATATCAGCTGCTGGCGTTGTATCTACATATTCGTTAGTTTATACAGCTAATCAAGGATATTCTGGAGGTGTTTTAGCCCCAAATGGAGATATTCACTTTGTTCCACTTAATGCAAATAGAGGGCAAAAAGTATCTTCGTCAGGCGTAGTAAGCACTTATGCTTTAGTTTATACAGTCGCTGGCACTGGCGGTGCTTATCAAGGTGGGGTTCTTGCTTCTAATGGTGATATTCATTTTGTGCCAAATAGTGCCGTTGTAGGTCAAAAACTATCTGCTGCTGGCGTTGTTAGTACGTACTCGTTAGTTTATACAACACAAAATGCTTATAACGGTGGAGCAATTTCTCCTAATGGCGACATTCATTTTATAAAAAGAGATGCTGCTGTAGGGCAAAAAATATCTGCTGCTAGTGTTGTATCAACTTATAGTTTAGTTGCAACAACATCTACTATATATATAGGCGGAGTATTAGCGCCAAATGGCGATATTCATTTTATTCCATCCATGACAAGCGCTCCATCTGTCGGTCAAAAAATATCAGTAACAGGTGTAGTTAGCACCTATTCTTTGCTCTACACAAGCGGAACTTACGCTGGCGGGGTTCTCACGCCAAATGGTGATATTTATTTTGTTCCTTTCACGGGTGTTGAAGTAGGCCAGAAAATATCCACGAATCCCGGTCAACCACTAGGTCTTGGCGTATGCCTAAGCTCGTTCCTTAATAAATTCTAATTATGACATTCGTTATTCGTGATCGCATATTAGTAACCAGTACCACTACAGGTACGGGAACATTTACGCTTGGACTTGCTACAGCGGGGTATCAAGACTT